CTACGTAACATTCGTCAACGAAACTAACGAAGCAACCAATGTATATCTCTCTCGCAAGTTAGGCGAGGAAATATCCGAAGGAGATAGCGTAGTCGAAATGTTTAAGACACACGAATGCGCTGTGTTTGAGGTAGTTAACGCCGATGGTGAGACACGAATCAAGCTTGGTAGTCGTTCCGAAAGCCTACGAGGAAGTATCGAAGACCTGTTCTAACGAGCAGGCTTCGTTGCCTTTTAATTAAATATAGCTCAATAACTAAATATAATAACCATGTCAATAATAATCTGTTTATCACTCGCAATAACAACAATCGCACTTAAGTATTGGTTGCTAATAAAACTATAAGAAAAGTAACATTCCCTTTTAGTTATTATCATTTAATATAAATCCTTGTTATAAAGATATTCTACACAGATGCGCTCATACTGTCACTGTTTATCCAACTGACAAACAATACAAACCCTTATGAAAAAAATGTTACCATTCTACTTCGTGTACGTAACAGCACTCGGAGTATTCTCAGGACTATTAATGTCTATGGGAACAAACATTATGCAGGCTATCTGTGTAATGATACTATTCTGGTCTTTAATGTTAATGCCTATGCTTAACGTTAAAGACTAATAATAGTCAATCTTTTAAAGATTAATAAGTTATAGTATGGGTATTCCCTACTAACACATCTAGCGGACTATAACTTATATAGCTTAATCAACAAATAAATCATAAACACATGAGTAAACTAATCATGTTGCTAGTTACAGCAACAATTGCTTTTACAAGCATCGCAAGTAGTAATGATCCAGGAGGATATAACTACAAAAAACATTACCGTAAACAAAAGATGAGTAGAAACCTTGATCGTTTGTTTAACCGCAACAAATGTTACGGAAAATCTTATCATAACATAAGATAATAGATCTTATAGATCTGAAAAGAGCTGTTGTATGACAGCTCTTTATTCTTTATATTTACCTTAAAACATAAAGACATGGATAATAATCCTTTTGAAGACAATAACTTTTTTGTTTATCAGACTACTGTAGAAATAGAAGATGGTGTAATACTAGTAGTTATTACAGATGGCCCAGTTGATAGCGAGGACATAATTCAAGACTATGTGTACCAACGTCACTATGATGCACAGCCTGATAAAAGTAAATATCGCACAGTAAATCTTTCTAAAGATTTTGAGCGTATTTACGAACTAGCAAATCCTGTACATATGAAGCTTACAATGAAAGCTATCGATTATACAGCTTGCTATAGTTAGAGTATATATACTCTGGGTTGGTTAACATTTAACCTACTACAGCTCTTGGGTCTAGTATCCAAGAGCTTTTTCTTATTAAAGTTTTAAGGGTGAAGCACCAAGAAATGTAGAGATACAAAGTATTGGTGCTTTTTTATTCTTATCAAAATACTAGTCAGGTGGCTGAAAGAATAAAGCGCATCTGTTATCACAGCATACATTGAATAATGTATGCGAGGTCGGGAGATCAACTTGTTGTTGATCGTAACCTTGGAAACCCGAGATGGCACAAAGTACACGTTGCAGGTTAAAGTCCTGTCCTGACTACTAATTAGTTCTTTTTTTATAGGCAATGATTGTTAGCATCGTCAAAAAAATACGATCAAATTGCAAATTATATCTATAAGCTCGAATAGATATGATAGACTTTACAAGTCTGAACTCCAAGAGCAAAACAAACATTTATTTATTTATCTATTTAAAATTTATTATTATGAAAACTATCGTTTTAGAATCAGCAAAAGGAGTAAAAGGAGGAAAAGTTCAATTGGCATTTTCTCAAGTAATAGAAACTGGTAAAGCACCATCAAGCATTTTAGGTTTACTAAATGCATCTGATGAGCGTTTTAACCAATCTAAACCTCGTATGGCTTGGTTAACTGCACAGCCAGAAGATGTTAAGAAGGTATTTAACCTTGATCTTAACCTTGCAGAAGGTGAAGAACTTGAAATCAACATGGTAGATCCTCGTATGGCAGGTGATAATCGTGCGTTGAACATTCAAATTACTGAGACAACAGAAGGTACTGAGTATGATGTAGCTAACTTTGAAACTCGTGCTAAACGAGCAGGAAAAGACGGTGACTTCATCATGAAAGATGGTAAGTATATTTATGTTCGCACTACAGTTGTAGCTGGCGAAGCTAAACACTTAATCTTTGATGAAACAACTCGTGTATCTGCAAATCCAACAACATCATCTTTGATTTCTGATGCATTAGGAGAATAATCTCCGTTAAACTAAATAGAGGGGTAGTCTTTGGGCTACCCTTCTTTTTTTAAAATCTTTAGCCGTATGAATAATATTAAAACACGTCGTAGAGTAACTCTAGATGAACTAGGATTATATCTGCGCACTATAGAATTAGATTATAAACCACAAGATAATCAAGAGAGAGCTGATTTAATCTCGCAATTCTTTAATGTCTTGTGTTATAAAGAAGATGTTGATCACTATGAGCAGTTATCTCATAGACATCAAGAATATCTTCAACAAGATTGGGAATTAGAATCTCGTAGAGAAGAGTATTTTAAGTCTTTAAATACTATTAACCCTTTTAATTAAAAATCATTATGAAATATGCATTATTAACATTGTTAGTATTACTGTTTAACTCACAAAAAGCACACTCGCAATGGAAACTTAAAAAAATAGACACTAGAGATCTATTGTTTAATGTAGTATCTGTTAAATCACACGGGCTCACACTTAAACTTAAAATCATGGACACTAGTACTATCATGTATCTTAAAGGAAACTATTTTAGTGATGAGAATCCTTTTATAACACTAGAACTCTTTACAAATGAAGGTGTTAAATACCATAACTTTAAGAATTCTAAAAGATACTATGATGATATAGGTATACTAACTCATGATCTAAAGAACACTAAAGTTCTTAAAGATTTAAAGAAAGCATTTGCTATTAGAGTAACTATACAAGATAATACTTTAGGAACTCAATCTGTTTGTTTAAATACAGAGAATTATTTAAATTTATCGAATAACTTTAGTCACGAATAGGTAAGCTCTTATTAGGAGGATAAACTAATCAGTTGTTTTAAAAAGGCATATAGGTAAGTTCTAGCGGGAGAAGAGTGTCCCGCTTCTTTATTTATTAACTAATCATTTATTTTATGGAACCGTTTAGAAATATGCTTATGATATTCATAGGCGCATCAATGAGTGTACTGCTTATGTCTGTAAGTATCGACACAAAACCTAAAGAAATAGTAAAGGTTAAAACTAAAGTGATAGAGGTGCAACCACAAGAGATTAAATTCTCTGAAGCTAATCTTCTCAAACTATTACAAGAGCTAAATATTAAAAACTACAAAATAATATATGCTCAAGCAGTCTTAGAGACTGGACACTTTAGATCTAGATCTTTTACTCAAGGAAATAATCTTTTCGGAATGAAAGTAGCTAAATCTAGACCTACTACTAATTCTGGAGAGTATTTAGGGCACGCAAAGTATAACTCTTGGCAAGAATCAGTGTATGACTATGCGTTGTATTACTCTAAATATCTTTCTAAGTTTAAAACTGAAGAAAGTTATTTTGATTATCTAAAGCAACACTATGCTGAAGATCCTAACTACATTAATAAACTTAAAATAATTATGAACTAATGGATAGTCACAGATTATTAGAATTAAAAGAAGAATTATCGAATCTAATTAACAAATCAATTGATCTAATTGAAGAAAATTTTGACACAGATTATGGTGATGTTGTAGATGAAATTAAACTAGAATTAACAGCAGCATTATTAGATCTAGATAATCTAGAAGATGAATCATTAAAAATAAAAAACTAATGGAAAAGACAGGAACTTATAAACTATCTGTAAAGAAAGCAGGTACAAAGAAAGCTAAAGAATTATTTAAAGGTAATTACTGGGCGTGTATGATGTATTTTCATCGTCAAACTCCTTGGAGTTTTATGTTACATCATAAATTTATAGATGATGTTTATACTATAACAAAGGTAAAAACCACTACTACTAAAAAAGAGAAAAAGTCCCTAGTAAAATAGGGACTTTTTATTTAAATCAAAAAACATGGTAGGATTACTAATTAATTTCTTTATAGTAATTATATGTATAATTATTATGAGTTATATTTTTAAATCAGAATAAGATGAAAACAGCAATGCAAGAACATATTGATTGGTTGAAGTCAACACTTGAAATATGTGAAGAACACGCTACACCATTAATTAACTGTTTAAAACTTTGCATATCAGATGCAGAGTCTAAACTTGAAATGGAGAAGCAACAAATAATTGATGCTCACATAGTTGGGTTTTACAGTGAGCCTTTTGGTAAAAGCAGAACAGGTGAGGCGAAACATTACTATAAAACAACCTTTAAATCAGAATAGAATGAAAAAAGAAACACTTGAAGAAGCTGCTGAAAAATATGCAATTCGTAGCTTTGATAGCTTATTAAAAGATGTTGATGACCACTTTATAGCAGGTGCTAAATGGCAACAAGAACAAATGGAACAGTTAAAAGATTTTGACACATGGAAAGAGTGGAAAAACAAACAGCAGTAGAGTGGTTGATTGAACGAATGAAAACATACAATATGACTGTTTCAGTTCATAATACTAGCCATCAAAATGTAATAGACTTTTACAAGGCTATTGAACAAGCCAAAGAAATGGAAAAGCAGCAGAGGCTAACAATGCCTGATTATGATTTAGAAGATTTGGCAACAAATGCTGCTAATAACTATGATTCAAGTGGTAATTGGCATGTTGCTTATGAATTGTACAAAGAAGGATTCCAAAAAGCAATTGAGTTATTAACCTTTAAATTAGAATAAGATGAATTGTATAAAATGTGGTAAACCTGCAGATAAAAAATACTCACCTGACTTAGATGTCAAAGGTATAGGTATGTGCAATAGACATGAAGAAGAAATTAAAATAGATCTTTTGATTGCACAGTTTCAAGAAAATGGTTGGGAAAAGTTTATTAAAAAATACAGTAAAAATGCTGGAGAAAGTAACTAGAAAAACGTTTACTATCAGAGAATCTGGTAGATCTAGTGATTATATTACTCCATCGTTTGGTTACGGTTGTTTGCTACAATGTGGATATTGCTATATGAAACGACATAAACCTGAAGGTTTATCTGTTGCTAAGAATATAGGAGATATCTTAACAAGTATAAATAACCATGCATATTTCTATGCAGATGTAGAAAAACCTAATCAAACAGATGAAAAATACATCACTTATGACATAGCTTGTAACGAAGATTTTGCTTTGCATTCTAAATACTATCCTTGGCAGTATATATTTACATTCTTTAGGGATCACCCTGTAGCAAAAGCAACTCTTGCAACTAAGATTGTGCCTATTAACTTTTTAGAATTTGATCCAAAATACAAGGTTCGTATAAGATTTAGTCTTATGCCACAAAGAATCTCTGATATTTTAGAGCCAAATACTAGTAAGATAATAGATAGAATCAAAGCTATTGATGCTTTTATAGAATCAGGGTATGATGTTCATGTGAACTATTCGCCCGTGGTTATCTATGAAGGCTGGCAGGAAGATTATAAAGAACTTTTTGAAATGATGAATAACTATGTGGACTACAAAGAATTAGTAAAAGCAGAGGTGATTTTTCTTACTCACAATGAAAGTAAGCATCTTTATAATCTAGAAAAAAACATTCCTGGGGAAGAATTACTATGGACTCCTGAAATTCAAGAAAGTAAAATATCTCAGTATGGTGGTAGAAATGTTAGATACAAACATCATCTTAAAGCTGAGTATATTAAGGAATTTCGAGAAATTCATCGTAACTTAATCGACTGGAATACATTGCGTTATTGTTTTTAGACTTATTAATTATGAGAAAAATACCTGAATTTTGGCAAGGAGTACTACTAGGCTTTCCCCTAGGAGTTATGTTTTTTGCCCTTGTAATAGTAATATTTATGGAGTTTATACTAAAAGTATGAGAGTATTTAACACCATATTATTATTCATACAGTTAATACTTATATTAATAATTGTGAATTTATTATTTAGAAACTTAGATTAAAAATTATGAAAGTAGAACTAATTATGAACGGAACTGTAAAAGTCGTTATGGTTCCAGAGAATGAGCTAGAAAAAATAGCTTTAAATTTGCTAAGTAAATCTGATTTACAAAGCACTGAGATAAACTCACAAATACAAATACTAGATAAAATAGTACATGATGGTTTAATAATACAAAGTAAAACACAACAAAATGGCAAAGTATAAAATAGTTGCTGAAGATCCAGAAAAAAACATAGTGTCTGGTTTTAGAGTAATGGTAAAGAAAAATTGGTATACTCGATGGAAGTATATTAGACGAAAAGAAGATCCTTCTGCTCATGCATGGTGGTCTACAAAACGTGGTGCTCAAGCATATATTAATTTCTTGCCTAAAGACAAAAAATAACTATGAGATATATTTATAAGCAAGGCATAGATTTTGTTAGAATAATGCTTAGATATAGACGACTCAATAGTAAACTTCGCCAAAGAGCTTTTAGAGTTTATACAAACAACGAAGACGGCAATTAATCAATGATTTATTTAGTAACAAATCAACAGGCTATGTTTAGTCCTGTAGGGTATTCTATGGCTACTGTCGAAGAGTCTTTAGAATACCTGGAACAATTAGAAATTATAGGTTTCGATACAGAAACAAGAGGTTTGGATCCTTTTACAAAGGAGTTACTTTCTATGCAGTTAGGTGATCAAGAGAAACAGTATGTTATAGACTGTCAATCTGTAGATCCTAGGCTTTATAAGAAAGTATTGGAGAGTAAGATGTTAATTATGCATAATGCAAAGTTTGATCTTAGATTTCTGTATTACTATAACATTGTTCCTACACAAATATTTGATAGCTTTTTAGTAGAAAGAATCTTGACAACAGGTATAGACACAGCTAGAAGATCTCTAGATGCAGTAGTATATAAATACTGTAAGATAGAGCTCGATAAATCTGTGCGTGGAAATATCCATCGTGAAGGTCTTTCTACTAGAGTTATTAAATATGCTGCTGATGATGTAAAATATCTTCATCAAGTAAAACGTAAGCAAGAAGTTGCACTACAAGAAAAGAACCTGCATAAAACTGCAAGTCTAGACAATCAATTTGTATGTGTGTTGGCTTATATAGAATTCTGCGGTATGTATATGAATCCTGAAGACTGGCGCAATAAATGCGACGATGATCTCAAAGATTTAAACACTGTAAAATTATTACTTGATGAGTTTATACTAAACAATCAAAGCACTTATCCTCAATATATTGATAATCAGCTTTCTCTGTTTGACGATGGTATAAAATGTAAGTTAAATTGGGCTTCTTCTAAGCAAGTAATTCCGTTTATGCAAAGTCTTGGTGTAGATACCTTGACTAAGGATAAAGAGACGGGACTAATGAAGCATTCTGTAGACAAGAAAGTACTTGGCCCACAGAAGAAGAAACATCCTATTATCTCTACTTACATAGAATACACTGAGCATCAAAAGGTAGTTAGTACCTATGGAGAAAATTGGTTTGATTATATTAACCCTGTGACGGGTAGAATACATAGTAATTATACCCAAATAATGAACACAGGCAGACTATCTAGTGGCCAAAAAGGTAAACCTAAGCAAGGTATCCCGCAAATGCCTAATATGCAAAATATTCCTTCCGATAATCGTACTAGAGGATGCTTCCAAGCAGAGCCTGGCAACTTACTAATAGTAAGCGATTACTCTGGACAAGAGCAAATTGTACTTGCAAATAAATCTATGGACAAAGATTTAATTTATTTCTATCAACAAGGTCTCGGGGATATGCATTCCTTCGTAGCGTCTAAGATTTTCCCCGAGTTAAACTCTTTAACTCTTGATGAGATTAAAGATAAACACAAGGATAAAAGACAGATTGCAAAGGGTGCAGGTTTTGCTATTAACTATGGCGGTACGGGTATAACTATTTCTCAAAATCTTAGTTTGTCTATACAGGAAGGCGAAGAAGTTTACAAAGAATACTTCAAAGCTTTTCCTGGATTAGCAAATTATTTTAAAACTGAGAAAGCTAGAGCACTTAAGTTAGGATACATACAGTTTAATAATATTAGCGGAAGAAAATGTTTCATTCCTTTCTTTGAAGACTATGAGAGATTACACAAAGAAATATATGAAACAGACGGGTTTTGGGAGGATTATAAGTTGGAAAAGTCAAAAAATTCTAGTATTTTTATAAACCATTTCAAGCCAAAAGTTCGAGAATATTTCATGAAAAAAGGTGACATCGAAAGAATGTCTCTTAATTATCCTATCCAAGGTACTTCTGCGGATATTACCAAACTTGCTGGCATTTATTTTTTCAAATATCTAGTAGAGAATAACTTAGTATTTAAAGTCAAACTGCCTAATGTTGTCCATGACGAGTGGATAGTAGAAGCACCTGAAGATATGGCTAAGAATATTAGTAAAGTTCTACAAGAGTGTATGGAAAGAGCGGGTGATGTATTTTGTAAAACAATTAAACTTAGGGCAGAGCCCTGTATAACGCGATTTTGGAAACATTAAATGGAAAAGAGAAAAAGAGGAGGTAAAACTCAAGTGGGTAATCTTGATATATCTGAAAGAATAGAAAAACTAAAGAAAGAGATAGAAAAATTAGAATCTATATTATATCTACAAGAATACTTTGCTAAGATTAAAAGTTATCGGGGTATATATATGGTAGAGATGCGTAGATATTTTTCTGTAAAACTAGAACAAGAAGGTTTTTCTATATCCGAGATAGGAAGAATTATTGGTAAGCATCACTCTAGTGTTATCCATATGTTGAAAGAAAATTTTAACGATGATGTAACAGAAGTAGTCAATGCTAATGCTGATAAGTGGGTTGCAGAAGGACTTTATCCTAAAAGTTATGCCACATCTGATGTGTCTTATTTACATCCAAAAGGAACAAGAACAGTTGTTAAATACAAATTAGTACAATTATGAGTATAGATAGAACATCTAGACAAATTGAGGGTTTAAGGCGCTGGAGAGCTAGTAATTTTTGTGGTATTGCTGAATATCCTACAGGATTCGGTAAGACTTACACAGCAATTATGGCTATCAAAGGTATGGTAACAAAGGTAGGACTAGAAAGTTGCCTTGTTATTGTGCCTACACTAGAGCTTAAATCTCAATGGGAACAAGAGTTAAAGAAGAACAAGATATCTTTTGCTAAAGTCATGGTGATCAACTCTGCAATTAAACATATTCACAATGTAGATATGTTAGTGCTTGACGAGATCCATAGATATGCTGCTGAGAGTTTCAGACAGATATTTAACAAGGTAGACAGCAAGTATATTCTTGGTCTTACTGCAACTCTAGAACGTGAGGACGGCTTTCATGAAGTTATCCTAGAATACCTTACTGTGTTTGATCAAATAACTGTAGACGAAGCTTTAGATAACTTTTGGATTGCTCCTTATGTTGTTTATAATATTCCTGTGAATTTATCTCCTGAAGAACAAGTAGAGTATAACAAAGCGAATAATGCATTTAAGCATTTTGCAGCTAAACTTGGTCACGGTGGACAAGCTTTTAAGAATGCTACTAGTTATCTAAAGTCTTCTGATAAAGCTTTACAAGGACAAGCAGGTGCGTATTATAACTCTATGAGAAAACGCAAGAATATTTGCCAAAACAATATCAATAAAATATCTGTGACTAAAGCAATCATAGATCATTTTCCTGAAAGAAACGGCTTAATATTTAGTGCAACTACTGAGTTTGCTGAGTACTTACAAGATACTCTAGGAGATATCTGTATGACTTTTCACAGTAAAATCAAAAGAAAAGATCAAGAGTTAATTGTCAAAAGATTCAAAGACAAGAGAACTAAAGTTAGATTCTTAAGTTCTGTACAAGCTTTGAACGAGGGTTTCAATGTGCCTGATTGTTCTTTAGCAATTATTGCTGGCTCAACAAGTACTAAGCGCACATTTATTCAACAGTTGGGCCGAGTAGTAAGAAAACAACCTGATAAAGAAGCTATAATCATAAATCTTTATACACCTGGTACACAGGAAGAAGTCTGGATGAAGAAAAGACTAGAAGGAATTAATAAAGACAGAATTATAGTTTGTGAATTAGATGAATTTTTAAACTTATATGCTCATGGAACTAACGTTGAATATATCGAAACTGAAGAGGAAACAGTTAACGCCTGATCAATTTGTGTTATTATTTTTACTGTACCACAAAGACTTTGAGGACATAAAAGAAATCTATGGAATTAGTAGAGCTATTGAAATACGTAATAGCTTACTAGATTCTGGGTATCTTTTAAATTCCGATAGTTCGAGTAAATTTACAGAAACCTTAATAAGCAAAAAGAGTGTCGAAAAACTGCTTGAGATTCGTAGCGATAGTATTAATTTCTTTGAGTTCTATAATCTTTATCCTATACGGGTTGGTAGTAGGGTTCTTAGAGCTGCTGGCGGTGATTCACAGCTTGCAAAAAAGCATGAAAAGAAATACTTAGATAGAGTTAAATCTATAGACAATCACAAACTTGCTATTAGATCTTTAGAAGCTTTTGTAAATAATCAACGTAGGGCAAATAAAATGCAATTTATGCCTAACATGGAGACTGTGTTAAACAATTCTATGTGGGAAAGTTGGCAGGTATTTATTCAACCAGAAGGTAACGAAGAACAAGAATGGAACACACAAACGATTTAGAGTTTACTTTAGGTATTTTAAATAATCGCAAAAAAGACTTGCTAGCACTAAAAAACATAATCAAGGATCAAGATAGCTATCATCATCGTCAAATTATGGATAAACTAAACTCTATAAACAGCGCTTTAGAAGTTTTATATACTAAAACTTGGAAGCCTGGAGACTATGAGTTTGCATTGACGATTATAAAAGCTAATCTTAATTGGTTAAACAGACAATTAGAAGTAGTACCATCTAGCAAAGAAACAATTGATGAAATAGAATATGTAAGTAAATTATTAGGAGATGGCAAAGATTAAATACTGGGACAGATTAAAGAATAGTATAGAGCGGGGCGAGAAGGGTCTTAACAAGGGCATACCTTTTCAAGGATTTACTACGCTAAGTAAGCATATTAAAAATATCCAACAAGGACGTTATGATTTAATATTTGCGGGCACTAGCGTCGGTAAAACTGCTTTTGTTAATAGTACCTATGTGTATGGAGCTATAGATTTTGTGCAAACAAATCCTGGTTACATCCATGATATAGAAATAATATACTATTCCTTAGAGATTCCACCAGAAAATCAAATTGCCAAGCATATTGCAGCTTTAATTTGGAAAGAACATGGCATTCTAACTTCTATAGATGAGATTCTATCTAGAGGTGATTTAAGGATTCGTGAAGAGGTTAGAGAGTTAATTCCTCTATACGAAGAAAGAATGCAAGAGATTCAAAACAAATACCTGCACTATCGTAGCAGTCTGAATCCTGATTTCCTGTACAAGGATCTAATAACCTATGCTGAAAAACGTGGCAAAGTTATTAGAAACGAGGACGGATTGATTGTTGAGTATATTCCCAACAATCCTGGATTAATTACCCTCATTGTCATAGACCATATAGGTTTAATAGACTATGGTAAATACAAAGATCTTAAAGAAGCAATAGACAAAGCCTCTAAGACCTTAGTATTCTTCCGTAATATGTTTAACTTCAGCCCTGTGGTTATCTCTCAGATTAATCGTAGCTCTGAGCAAATGGATCGTAGAGAGAATGACAATTGGATGCCAATGTTGAGTGATATCAAGAACACTGGTAATGTTTCCGAGGATGCAAATACTGTGATAGGTTTGGCTAGTCCTTTCTATTATCAAGTAGATAAGTGTTTAGGTTATGACATTACTAAGTTTAAGAATCGCTACAGGTTGGCTAAAATCTGTAAAAATCGTGACGGTGACGTAAATCTTTTAGCAAGTTTTCTATTTATCGGTGAGTTTGGTGGGTATTATCAATTACCTCCTGCTAACGAACTGATCGGAAAACCCGAAGAGTTGCGCAAAATTGACGAGTATTATAAAAGTAAATCAAATAACAATGCCAATAGTTAAAGAGTACGATGGTAATATCGTAGAAGCACACAAACAAGGAGTACACCTAGTTGCTAGGATTTGTGACTCAATGAAACAAACAGATGACAGGTTCTCTGGAGAATTTGAAGAAGTAGTAGCTATAGACACTGACTTTCCGTTACCTGCCTTATATAGGCTTGGTAATTATTCTGTTGCTAGAACAGAATTTGGGTCAGTGTTAAATTTCTATGTAAAGCTTCGTAAGAATGATCCAATAGAATACACAGGTCTTGCTAGTTGTCTTAAGAAACTATCTATGGAAGCTATTAATTCAGGAAACTATATAGAGTTAGCTATAGAATTTCCTAAAGATCTAGCAAACTTAGATGTTATTAAAAAGATTCTTAACTATCAAGAACAACTGTTAGTAACCCTAATTACCTATGATCAAGGACAAGTATCAATGGGTGAAGAATAAGTTAAGTTCTTACCCTGAATTACGAGATTCTAATGAAAGATTGTATTATCATTATCTCAGAGAGATAAACTATGATTTTTCTAAATCTGCTAAAGATTTTCTAAAAGATATGGAGCAAAGAGTAATACCGTACATGGATGCATTTGGTAGAGCATCACGCAAAGTACAAGAAGAGCATCCACATCTGAGAGGTAAATTATGGCAGAAAAGAAAGAACAAACGTGAGGTAGAAATACGTCAAGAAATTAGGGATTTATCGTAGAATTTCTTATCTTTATTAAGTAGTTAAACAATTTAAAATCAATTATTTATGGGTCAATTAGTCTTCCTGGTTGGTAAATCAGGGATGGGTAAATCAACGTCTTTAAGAAATCTAAATCCTGATGAGACGGTGATAATTAATACTGATCAAAAGGCTCTGCCTTTCAAGCAGTTTAATTTAAAATACAACGAAGAAAAACGTAACTATCGTAAGACTTCGGATGTAAATGTAGTGTTAGCAACACTGAAAAAGGTAAATGAATTACCTAATGTTAAAACTATTATAATCGACACTTGGTCAAGAATTATGACAGATGCGATCATGAATCCAAGTTTTCGTGCAGAGAAAGGTTTTGACAAGTGGACAAAGATGGCTTCTGCACAGTATGATTTGATAAACTTTATCAATGACTCTGTGAGAGAGGATATCATTGTCTATTTATTTGCTCACCCAGAAACCCATTATGATGATGGAGGTTTTTCATCTGAGCGTATTGGTGTACAAGGTAAAATGCTAGAAAGATTCGTTCCTGAGTCATTCAGCACTATTGTACTCTATGCTGAGATTATCAAAAACCCTGGGCAACCAAACAATCATGTATTTAGAACCGTATCATCAGGTTCGGATACTTGTAAAACTCCTCTAGAAATGTTCGAGGAAGCTACTATTCCTAATGATCTAGTAGAAGTTAATAAATCAATTCGTGAATATTATTCAATTTAAAAATCAAACAAAAATGCAAGATTTAATTTGGGATGCAGTTCCCGCACAAAGAAAACGCAAAGAAGAAAAGTATAACTTTGCAGCAATCACAATGTCAGCAATTGATAAGCCAGGTGCTGGTCGTAAGTTTAGCTTTAATAAAGCAGCACAAGAAACTTTAGGTATTCAAGGTGAAGACCGAGTATCTTTTGGTTTTACTGCTGATGGTATGCACATTTATATTCGCAAAGCTAGTGGTGAAGCAGGTTTCAAACTTACTAAGACTTGTACTTTGAGTGACAAAAGAACTTATGAGTTTATTGCAAAGCGTTTGGGTTTAAACACTGAAGTAGAAACTACATTTGAAGTAATCAATGCTGATGCTATTGGTGCTGGTGTATGTGAGTTGTCTCTTTATGTAGAACCGCAACATAATTCTGCTTTTGAATTAGAGACTGTAGCTACAGAAGAAGTTATTTCTGATCAAACTTTTGACAGTGATACTTATGAGACAGCTCCAATTGCAGAGTTAATAGAAGTAGAAGAGTCTTATTCAGGTAACACTGAATCGACTGAAGAAGATGTATGGTAATTTTTAATTTTTAAAAACAAATAACAGATGTATAATTTAAATGACGCGTCTTTTGACGCAAAAGAAGGAGCAGCAATTTTTAACGGAGGAAATGCTGGTATTGCAGAAGATATTACAGTTACTGTGGTGAAGAAAAAGCCAGAGGATAATGTAAATGCGCCTGATTACAAACTAGTGTTCACTGATTCTAAAGGTGGTGCTTGTAATAGTTCTTTCTGGTATGTAGAGAAAGCAACTGACTACAATAGTGTTGATGAGCTTGTACAAAAACAAGGTAAAGTGTTGAAACACATCATCCATGCTATCTATGGTGGTAGCTATCAGTTTGCTGCAGGTTTTGATTCTGCTAGAGGATTACTAGACGGTTGTATGAAAATCATCCGTGACGGTCTAAATAATCCACAGAAATTTAGAATCTTCGCTAACTATGGTACTACTTCTAGTGTGAAGAAATACATCCAACCTCGTTCTTGGGTTCCTTTTATGGAGCCAATGAGCGTATCTCTTGGAGAAACACGTTTGAAGCCAGGTACTTTAGATGCAATGGCTCGTGTAGAAGAAGATTCATTTGTTAATGCTCCTACGGGAAATGCAAATGATATCGTCGAGGGAGATGATTGGTGATTAAAAACTAATTAACTTTACAGAGAGGGACTAACTATCCCTCTCTTTTTTTCTTATGGAGAATATAAACCTTAATTCTATTGAGTTTAACTCACAAATTACTAGAGAGGACATCTTAAAATACGTCACTCAAGAAGAGATTTATTCTTTTTACTTAGGTGAAGATATTAAAGATCTTGGAGTATTTCATAGCCCTTTACGGGAGGATAATATCCCATCTTTTGCTTTATATTTTCACAAACACCAAAGAAATATCTTGATGTTTAAAGACTTTGCCACTAACGACTGTGGTGATTTTGTAGTTTTGGTTATGAAGATGTTTAATCTTGATTACCCTACTAGTCTTAAAAAGATAGCTTACGACTTAAAACTTGCAAAGTTTGATGTTACTGTTGAAAGACAGCAAGTAAACTATACAAGAATAGTAGATAGATCGGCCATAAAGCTAGGTATAAAATCTCGTCCGTGGTTAATTAGAGACAAAGACTATTGGTCAAGCTTTGGTATAAAGAAGAGTACGTTAAGTAAGTTTAATGTTCATCCTGTAGATTATATATTTTATAATGACACTGCTGTAAAAGCTGTTGACTATGCTTATGCATATGTAGAGCTAAAAGACAATAGAATCAGTTATAAAATCTATCAACCTTTTGAAAGTAAACTAAAGAAATGGATTAACAATGCAAATTATTCTGTACATCAAGGTTATACTAACCTGCCTCCTAGTGGGGAGTTATTAATTATAACAAAGTCCTTAAAAGATGTAATGAGTATTCATGATTGTTTAAACATTTCTGCTATAGGTTTACAGTCTGAGTCAGTAATGATGAAAGACTCTGTAATGGATGAATACAAACAAAGATTCAAAAAAGTAATTTGTCTGTTTGACAATGAC